ACTACTGGTATTCCTGAAGTTAACCTTCACATCCAGAAGCAAACTGTTCAAGCTCGTGAGCGTAAGATGAGAGCACTTTGGACTCTTGAGGCTGCTCAGGATCTTAAGGCATATCACAACCTTGACATGGAATCAGAATTAACTGACCTCTTGTCAAAGGAAATGAACCTTGAGATCGACCGTGAACTCATTGAAGACATTCGAATGATTGCTTACGGCCCTGGTGCTGTTGGAACTGGTGATGGCTGGAGAATCGAAAGTCTTTACCAAGGTGGAGCAGATGCATTCCCTGGCATAGGTGGAGACGCTGGCACTGCTGCTACTGAAAATGGTGGCACTTTTGTTGCGGGTTCTTACGAGTATGACTTCAGCGATGCGCTTGCTGATGAAGATCGCACCGTCCCTGCTTCAGTGTCGGGTATCCATAACCGTTACTCGAACATCTACGTGATGGATCTTAAGAGATTCCAAGGTACAGGCACGGGATTTGCTCCGCAAACTCTGGGTCACATTTACTCGAATGTCTTGGCATTGATTAACTTTGCTAGCACGGATATCTACCGTACGACCCTGCGTGGTCCGGGTAATGTCCTTATCACGTCTCCTGTCATCGCATCGATGCTTGAGTCGGCTGCGAAGCTTGAAGGTGGTCTTCCTGAGAAGGATGGTCCTACTAACATGACTGGTAGTCAAATCCAATACGTTGGTAAGTTTGCTGGTAAGTACGATCTGGTTGTCGATCCTATGTTCCCTGAAGATGAGATCATCGTCGGTTACAAGGGTTCGAACGCAATGGATGCAGGCTTCTTCTACTGCCCTTACGTCCCTATGATGCCATTGGATACGATTACGGATCCTGAGACCTTCCAACCGAGAAAGGGTATCCTGACTCGTTACGGTAAGGCAGCAGTTATGCCTGCTTCAAGATTCTACCGTGTGATTCGATTGATTGGTACGGGTTCTGATTACCTCACGCCGGAGATCATGAGAAACGATACGATCCACGGTCACTCGTTTGATAACGGTCAGTACTCTAGAGTTTAATTAAACTTTAGAGGTTAAAATTGAAAAGGGTTCAGATTATATCTGAACCCTTTTTCTATTCCATGGGTAAATATATTTGATATGGGTGATAAAATAGGAATACCAATTGTTACATCTTACGGATCATCTTACGGAACTTACGGTGGAAGTAGATTAAAAGATTATAAAAGCCCTAAGGACACTAGTCTTAACAATAAAGATGCTAAGGGTGTAAATGAGTTTAACGACTTCAACAGCACTATTAGAGATTACGTATTGGCTAAGTTAGGTCATCCCGTAATTGACGTTGAGCTAGATGACTTTCAAATACAAATTTGTTTAGACGAAGCTAAGTCTAAATTAGAGTATCATGCCCCTGATTGGATGACTCAATATGCAACTTTTTCTACATCAGCAAATGTAAACGTATACGAGCTTCCTCAAGAAGTAGCGGACAATTTAAATGATGTTTGGTATAAGAGAGACTTTTTTAAATTCGGAGCTTCACCAGGATCATTGGAATATGATTTTTCTATCATGTTCTTTACGAATACTGGTTTATTTAATAACTATAATGTTAGTCAGTATCTTCTAATGCAACAATACCTCAAGCAGGTAAAAAATGTATTAGGTCAGATGGCTACGTGGCAGTTGGTTAACAATAAATATCTGCACCTTTGGCCTAAACCAGAATCAAACGGAGAGGCGGTTCTGTTAGAGTTTAGAGCTTTTGATCCGACCACCCTACACCACGCTTATAAAAGTTGGTTGCAGAGATATACCCTAGCATTGTCCAAGGAGATATTAGGAGGGATCAGAGGTAAGTATCAGACTCTACCTGGACCAGGAGGAGGTACGAGATTAAATGGAAATGAATTAGCCTACCAAGCTAAAGATGAGAAAGAGATGTTAATAGAAGAGTTATTATCTTCCATTGAAGCTCCTCCTTTGTTTGACATATTCTAATGACTAGATTCAAGGTTAACACTCCTCCTACCAACTTCCCTAAAGACAGGGATACTCGTTTATCTTTATTCAATAAGAAGAACGATAAGAATCTATTTAATTTAATAGATTCTGAAAATATAAAATTATCAGGATCTAGAGTTCAGGTGTTTGAGTATATTCCTTCTAACGATATTGATGATGTCTATCAAGAGTCTCGTCAAAAAACAATAGCTTCGGAGCCTGTCACTTTGTGGGCACACTATGACCCTCGACCTGTGGAAGAGAACCTATCTCAGTTTGGCGTAGAGATGCAGATAGATCAAGTCTTTATATTTAACAAGTCATACATTGAGAATACCTTGGGAAGGGCTATTTCCATCGGAGATATCATACGTCCTGATTTTCAAGAAATGAAATTTGAAGTGTATGAAGTTCAAGAAGATAGTTTTGAAGCATATGGTGTTTACCATTTAATGGTTCATGCTAAACTTCTTAGAGATACTGAGGATATACATAATCAAGACTCCTTTGATCGTCCCGACCAGATTGGAGGGAGATACTAATGAGAGATAAAGACAGCTTATACATTAGGAATCAGATTGTAGATCTCACGACCACTAAGATTTTACCAGTAATTGATAACGTCTATAAAGAAAGCCTGAGGAGTATGTTACATACTTTNGGTAACATGTACTACCTTGATGGCAACAGTAATCGTATTAAGGTTAANTGTTCTCATGGAAATCCAGAAAGAATAGCAGGNCGTATCAAGTCAGACAATACTCTAGTTCTTCCTATGCTTACTATTGTTGAAACACAAACAGTAAGCGATCCTGAGAGAATGCGGTATCAAAGTATTGTCAGTGAAACTGAATGGGACCCTGATAAGAGAAGAGCTACTAGAGTCTTAAGCCTACCTCCTAGACCTATTAATATTACCTATGAGATAAACGTATGGGCCAAATACAAGGCTGATATGGACATGCTCAGATCCAGCATATTCTCTCTGTTTAGTCCTGATCTAAATGTAGAAACTCAATTCTCAGTTCACAACAAAGCTTTCATCAATAGTGAGAGAGAAGTAGGAACAGTAACTGCCGCAGATACCAGTGATAGAGTACTTCAAAAAGCTATTAGTGTGACGCTAGAAACGTACATACCTAGTCCTAAATTCTTCTTTACCAATACTGGGGAGATTAAAGAGTTTGGTGTTTAATAAGATCGATGTCGATTAATATTAACATTGACGATCCTCGTGCTCGTCCCAATGCTAGACCAGCAAGGCCCACTTCCAATCGAGGGACTCTTACCTTCATAGCTGAAATAGAAGAGCGTGGGCGACCAGACGTATTTAGAAACCTTACCAGGGGTGTAGATGAAATTGTAGAACCTGAACCTTCACCGTCTCCGCAAAAGCCTGTAACACTATCTCTTGATCCGGCGTTACTAACTCTTAGTATTTTAAACCTAGGGTTAAGAGGTCTAAACACTCCTCTGAATCTCGGTTCTGTATCGTCTACTTTGTCCGCTAGCGCAGAGTTTACTACTAGCAACAATGCTGTTAGAAAAGATCTTGGGAATGTGTCTACTACTCTTACTGTTGATTCTAGTTTCCTGTCTACAAGTAATCTACGGAAAGATCTTGGAAACCTATCCAGCACTCTAACGGTCGATGGTAGTTTCTTATCTATAGCAAATGTTAGAAAGGATTTAGGGCGAGTAGATGTTTCCCTTGAAGCAAGCTCACTGTCTGTTGGAATCGATACTAACCTCGGAAATGTATTCACTACGTTGTCGGCAAGTAGTATCTCTCTGGCTAATGAGATAGCTCTTGGAAATGTTTCAAGTACTCTCACAGTTACCGCAGACTTCCTAGCAACAGATAATCAAAGGAAGTCTTTAGGTCTTGTTGAGACAAACCTTGAAGCTAGTGGTCTATCACTCGCCACTGACATTGGAAATCTTGCAACGGTCGAAACTGATCTTGAGGCTAATGTCTTATCCTTGAATACCGACCTTATATTCTCGCTTCCTGAGGACATGGTGACTCCCCCTGATGTCGATCCTTAGGCAATAATTTAAGAGCGTTTTAATTAACCTTAACAGCTAAATAAAGTAGGAGTTATATAATATGTGGACGAATACAGGTAAACTAAGAATGTTCGAAGAGTTCTTCGAAGCTAGCAGTGTGAATAGTGAGTTTAGACTTCAGCTAGCATCAGCAACTGCACCACTGTATTCGGACGGAACTTGGAATCCCAATGTCAGTAGCACTTCCCAAGTTGGGTTAGTATCGGCATTAGAAGTTGGAACCTCGGGCTTAATTGTTCCTAGGGTAAACGACCCTCAAACTTCAGGGTTTAATGTTTCTAGCGCAGTTCAATTAGGAGCTAGTGCCGCTAGAGCGGTATTAGAAACCGCAGCAGATGTGTATCAGTATTCAGGAACCATTACAGGTGCTAGATATGTGTTGTTAACTGAGAGTAAAACTCCTACAGGGTCCTTTGTTGCAGGTAATGCGGATATTTATGCATGGTGGGACATTGGAGATGTAACAAATATAACCGCAGGTAACACATTAACAATTACTAATTTATCTTTGCAAGCAAATTAACCATTTTTATAAATATCTATTAGTAAATACAGTAGGAGAAATAATATGAACACCGTAACCAACACAAGTATGCAAGGTATTAGTATACCTTTTAAAACTCCTCAAGGAGTTAAATACTTGTTTCTAGCCCCTAGTCAGAACGTCCAAGTTCCTGATAATTGGGACAGTAAAATTGTTAAAAATTTAGTACGTAGAAGGATGGTAAGAATGGTTTATTCTCCTGACGTGACTCCTGTTCCTACTGTTGTTCCTGCTCTTCCATTACCGAGCAAGAAACCTCTCACAAAATTTAAGAGTAATTAATCATGGCAATACCAACCAGTCCATCCGTTGTAGTTATTGAAAACGATATTTCAATATACACTCCGAATATCAATTCAAGTGTTGTAGGTTTAGTAGGGTTCGCTAATAAGGGTCCTGTTAATGAGCCTACGCTTATTACAAGCCAAGAAAACCTTTTAAGACTTTTTGGAAAGCCAGACACCGCTCTCGAAGG